GGCTAACAAGGAAGAAACTGACGCCGCCAGCACGATGATTAGCGTAGTGCCAGCCTATTTGATGGGACGAGACTAAAACCCTGTTGGTTTTTGTTGCTTTTAGTTCGATCCAAAAGGGTACGCCTTCCGCACATACATAAACGTCTGGAACACCGCCTCCGAAGCGGTTTTCAATCCGGACCGTGTACCAATTCGACGGGATCTTTTCCTTCAGGCGCTTCCAAAACAGCGTCTCCGGTTTCTGGCTCATTCTCTACCTCAAAAGTACCTTCAAGAAACGCATGAGGATGATCGGTTCGCAGTTCCTCCAGGCGCTTCTCAATATCGTCTCGTGACATATTCTCTATCGCGTGGTAATGATTTGTCTCACGACGGTCTATCGTCAAGCCACCAAGCGACGAGCGGATTTTCTCGGCATTGACGGCGGCTGAGAATTGATTCTCTTGCTCGGCACTCAAGCTCAGTTCTCGGAACCGCTTCAACTGGCCAAGCAAAGTCACGCCATATTTCTTCTCACGTTCTTCTCGAAGCTCCGTGATGTAGTCAGTGACGTGCGGAAACAGCGTGGGGTCCAAAAGCTTATGCGCTTGCACCCTGGCGATGCCACCTTTATCAGTGTAGCCGGCGAGACGAGCACACTCGGCATTCGAGTGCGTTCCGTCCACATAGTGTCTGGCAAACTCTTTCTGACGATTCGTCAGCTTTCGACCATGCAGTTCTTCAATCTCTTCGGATTTACGATCTAACCTACTTCCCATGCTTTTTTCCCGTCCCATTCTCGTCCCATAAGTATAGGGGCAAACTGAGAAAAAAGTTAGTTTTTTAAGAGGCCCCTGCACGCGGCGGATAGAAAAGTGGGACGAAACAGCCATAAGTGGGACGAAGTGGGACGAGCAAGTGGGACGAGGTCAGTGGTCATTGCACCATTAATATCAAGCACTTACAGATTTAAAAATAATCTCGTCCCAGTTTTCCCACTTTTCGTCAACGGATCACGTTTTCAAAAACACAAAAATATATTTGACCCCTATATAGTGGGACGAACTTTGTGGGACGAAAAAGCGGGACGAGTTGCCACCTCCCATTAAACATGCTACGCTAGCCCCTCAAACAAAAACCAACCAGAAAGGAGAAACAAATGAACTTAACTGAACTTTTAGCCATCACCGCAGCAATAATTTTTTACGACCGTTTAATGACAGCCGACGAATACGACGAGTACCTGTGGCAGATAGAGATGGCCAAGGCAGAATCCGACGCCGAGAACGCCTGGTTACGTCACGCCGAATGTGGAATCGATGACGGGTTCGAGCAATGGGAAGCCGCCCGAGGAGTGCAAGACTGGTGGCACGAACGTTACGGTTGTTCGCAAGAAGAGCAGTGGGAGCGTGAAGAGAAATTAGAGAACGATGAAATTTGCGCGTGGGAGGAGGCTCACGGCAGAGCAGCATAATCCAAGCCCACACCCGCACCAGCCAAACCCGCTTAGTTGCGGGTTTTTGGGTGAAACCAACCAGAAAGGAGGAAGAAATGAAAACTAAACGCTCGATGAAGCTCAGGACGTGCAAGGAATGTGAGTCGGAAATCAACAAAGGCGACCAATATGGTCAGCGGTCAGTGCGGATCGGCCAGACGGGAATGGCCTCCTACGACGGAACCGTGCATAGCTGGGAACCGTACTACATGAAGGTGGACATTTGTGCCGCCTGCGCAGCGGAGGGCATTCAACAATGATCAATTTTCATCCTAGTTTGACAGTGGAGCAGGTTCAGCGGTTCTTGGGACCTGGCTGGAAATTAAGGTGGGTGCCGCCATCAATTACCGTTATCAACAAATAGATCTTCGACCCGCTGAAGCGGACTTGCAGCGGGGGCTAGAGGAGGCCAAAGCCTCTGAGATCTTTGCGCATGAGAGGGGGTTAGCATCAATCCTTTCGGAAGAGAAGTGGCGCGAGGCATACATAGCCTACGAAGCCTACGAAGCCTATAAAGAAGAGCAAAAGAGGCGGGCGGTGACAGAGCGGGAAGATTGGGAGCGCGAGCGGGGGACGCTCGGCGAGTATTACCCCGCACCTGCGCCGGGGTGCTGGAAGACAAGAATGACGAGCGACTGGTATGACGATGATCGCTGGGAGAAGGTTGAAGAAAATTACTCGGCTGATCGTCGCTCACCGGGTCAGTTTTTTTGGAATCGCGGCTTGGAAAATAAGGAGCACTATGGAGCGGGCCGATGTTCGTCGTGGTGCAAAAGCGCTGAAGAGCAAGAGATAACGAATGCGGAAGCAGATCGCGCAGTGAAAATTTATAGACGCAGGAGATTCTTCGGTGGCTAAAATCACTATCGAGCTGGACACCGTCGAGGACCGTAGCCTGATTGAACTGTTGGAAAGGCTGATCGAACTGTTGGAGAAAGCCAAAAAGGACGTTGACGCGTAGCATTTAACATGCGATGATTCGCGTCCTCACAGAAAGAAGAGCCGAACGATGCAGACATTCTTACCCCATCCTGACATGCGCGACAGCGTTTCCTGCTTGGACAACAAACGTTTGGGCAAGCAGCGCGTCGAGGCCATGCAAATTCTTAATGTGCTCGAAGGCCGGCGCCAGGGCTGGAAGAACCACCCGGCGGTCAAGATGTGGCGCGGTTACACCGAGGCGCTGCATCTGTACAAAGATCTGTGCATCAACGAGTGGGTCCGGCGGGGCTTCAACAACACAATGATCCGGACAGCGACTGTGGACATTGAACCAAATTTACCCAGCTGGTGGGGCGGCGACATCCACGCTACCCACCGGAGCAATCTGCTGCGCAAAGACGCAGCTCACTACGGCCAATTCGGCTGGGGCGAGCCAGACGACTTGCCTTACCACTGGCCCATTTGAGAGGAGAAAGAAGATGAAAGACGAAAGACACTGGATTGACAAAAAGACTTGGCAACTGACGTATTCCATGTATTCGGGACCAGACGTTTTGACGGAGGCTTTTTTCACGGAGTCAGAAGCCCGTCAAGCCGCATCCTTCGTTATGGAAGATCGGGACCTTGTGGTGCTCATCGACCTTGTGGCACGGGAAGTTCACACGCTGAAGCATCCGCTTGACGCGGATGTGCTCGATTTTCCGGAGCAGGAGCCGCAGTTTTGAATCAAGTCATCTCGCTTTACGACAAGACTGGCGACGGGTTGGTGCCGTGGGCAGCGGAGGGTTTTGAGTGCTTCGCTTATCATCCTCTCTGTCGGAATCCCTCGATTGTGAGAGCTTTCGACGGTCCAGGCTCCATTTCTTTTGTGCAACTTGAGCAGGATGAGATGTTCAAAGATTTGGCATGGAATCCGGTTGGCATGGCGCGGTTGGTATCGCAGCATCGAGACAAGACCGCGTTTTTGATGGCGTTTCCACCAGGCGAGGCGTTGTCTACAGGGGGTGCGCGGTGGTGGCGGCAGAAATTTGTTGCCGATCCGGGCTTCCAGCTCAAGGCAATGGACGTGGTCAAGGAATGTTCGTACGTCGCCAGAGCCTTGGGCAATGTGCCGTTTTACATCGAGAACCCTGTTGGCGTGTTGAGCCGGCTTTGGCGCGAACCGGACCATGTCTTCGAGCCGTTCCAGTTTGGCGGGTATCTGCCGGACGACGACGTGCATCCACATTGGCCGGATTTTCTGCCACCACAAGATGCGTATCGTCGCAAAATCTGCTTGTGGACAGGTCACGATTTTAAAATGCCGGCGGAGATGTCGGTGTCACCGAAGCGCAAGGTTTATGGGAAGAGGGCGCCGCGCATCAGTCGGCGCGTCATTCCCAGGGGCTTTTCCCGCGCCGTGTTTTTAGCCAATCATGGACGCTGAACAACCATTGGATCCACCGGAGGCTTGGGGCTGTGAATACTGCAACCCGGAGTCCTTGGGCAAGGAAGAAGAAATCCTTCCCTGTGGGCAACCGTGCCCTGTCCCATCGCCAGTCAAAAGGGACTCAGACTATTTCACGGCGTGCAATCGGCCTGAAGGACATGACGACGAGCATGCTTTTTGTACCTTCTCTCGGCACCCACTAAAAACTTGGAGATAGAAAGATGCAGTTGAAAGTCACTTTCACGAAAGAATCTTCATCAGTTAATGGGACTGAATGGTATGCCATGGTCATTGATACTGAATCTAACATCGTTGTCGCGGAAGCCAAGAAGATGAGCACCGCAAAGGAAGCCTACGACGTTATTTTTGATCGTGTTCAGCTTATCAAAAAGGAATTGGCTACTCGAAGTCTGCAACCGGCAAAAACATTATAAAAACAGGCGTCTTTTCTCCAACAAACGAGCCTACGACATTAAACTCCATGTGCTCGAAAGCCTCTTCTTCAGTCATGTCGTCACGTTCCATCAAAATTTGAACGCACCTTTTATAATCATAGGCCATCACATCTGGCTGACCAGCCCTTCTCGCAACACCCATCACAGCGTTGTCAAAGCCCTCCGCAAATAAGAACTCGTCTTCCATCAATGAACGGACGGGCTCTTTTCTTCAATCTCACTGAAGAGCTTCTCGTAATGCATGGTCGCGTCGTCCTCGTCTTCGGATAACTCTGCGGTCATGACACCGTTTACGATATGTACGAAGCTTTCGGCTCCCACACATTCCATACCGTACTGAATGAGGACTCTCAAAAGAACCACAATTTTAACGATGGGCGATAGGTCGTCTTCCAGCTCAAGCAGACCGGCCATGGTGTTGTGAAAAGTATTTAGTGGGTCGCTCATACGCTTTCCTGCAAGGCTGTGAACATTTTAACTATATCACCGTCCGTAGGAGTGCGGTGAGCTAAATCAACAAGCCATGCAATTTGCTGTGCCGGCGAGCGGTGATTACGCTGAGCGATTTCCCATAACATTTCCCAGGTGGGCACGGGGACCGCGACGCTGCGGTATTTTTTGATGTCGGTCATGTCAATCTCCTATAACCATTGTTTAAGGTCTTCTCCCATCACTTTTGTAGCGATGTCCATTTTGTTGCGAAGGGCTGTCACGATCTTCTCGTCGATAGTTCCTTCAGCAATCAGGTCTACATATGTCACGGATTTTTCTTGGCCAATGCGGTGAGCGCGATCTTCGCTTTGTGTGCGGATCGCTAGGTCAAACGAATTGGCAAAATAAATCACGTTTTGAGCGGCGGTCAGGGTAATGCCCATGCCGCCGGTTTGCGGGTTGCCCACAAAAAACCGGGCTTCTCCGTTTTGAAACCTCTCGATGGCCTGTGTACGGTCGTCATCTGACGTGTCGCCAAAGTAAGACACCACAGATTCTGGTCCATGGTCATTGCTGAGTGCTTCGGCGATCCGTTTCACGTCATAGCGAAACCGGGACCAGATGATAGTTTTGCCATCCATTTCGTCCAGGCAGTTCTGTAGTTCGCTCAGCCGGTTGTCCTTAATCTCGAAGAGATTGCCTTCGCTCGATAGCGTGTGGCCGGACAGGACCTGCTGCATGCGGAGCAGCTGCGTCAGCACATTGGGCGTGGTCATAAACTCGTCGTCATCCAAGTGCGCGAGCGCATACTCTTTGAGTTGCGTGTAGATCCGCGCCTGGTCATCAGTCAGTGTCACGTTGCGCCGCAGGTAAACTTTCGGCGGCAAATCGAGGCACTCTTCTTTAAGTATCCGCGAGGAGAACTTACCGATCATCTCCGACAACGCGTCAAGGTTCCGGTAGCCAACGACTTGGTTGAACGTGTGACTGCCCATCGTGCGTTTTTTCATGATGGCGTAGCGGTATTGGAACTGGTAGTAGTTGTCGCCGCAATCGCCGAGTAGCCGTTCGTCCAGAAAACGCGCCTGTGCCCACAGGTCCATCGGACTTTGCGTTACCGGAAAGCCGGTCAGGATCCGGCGGTAGCGAGCCAGGGCGCCGAGTTTCAGTAGCGTTTTGGTACGCCGCGCTTTTGGACTTTTGATCGTCGTGGACTCATCGACCGCCAACATCGCGGTGGTGGCCTTCAGCAGGGCTTCGAGAAAGCGTTGCCCCTTGGCCGTGGAGAGTGCCTCGACATTCATCACTAGGATTTTAAATGCCTCTGACGGCTCTAGGAGGTCCGTCAGCGCCTTCTTTTCGGCTTTGTTAGGGCTAGGACGCCAGACCGCCAAATCGCGCTCAATGCGCTCTGGTAAATGCGTCGGCACTTCAATCCGTGCCCAGTTGCGATAGACGCCTTTAGGCGCGATCACAACCAGCGTGTCAATCTCGCCGCGCTCAAATAAAATCGCAGCGTTATCGATGCAAATCTTGGACTTGCCTGTTCCCATTTCGAGGAAATACGCCCATACGGTTTCGTTCCAAGAAGATTCAAGAACCTTCTTTTGATGCGCGTAAGGCGTTGTTTGAAATGAATACGTCATGATATTCAATGTTACTCAGTACTACTCAGATGCATTTGAGCATAACATGTTTTGAAACGCGTTTCATCAATAAGTTCATGCGAGGCTTGCACGCCCTCACTAAATTTAGTAGAGTGCCTTCGAGACTTGAGAAGGGATTAAAGATGACCGTATATGTGACGCAAGAAAATCCGCGTATGGACATTCTGTCAGCGCGAGAATACGGTGAGTTGGCTCCGCTAACTTCACCGCAGGAACAGATCCATCTGTCACCTGGCCGTGTTGTCGCACACATCAAGCGACGCCTTCAGCATTACAACGACGAGGATTGGTTATTGCCCATGGGCGATCCGGCCATCATCGGCGTGGCTTTTGCTGTGGCTGCTGACATTAACAATGGTCGAATAAATCTACTCAAGTGGGACAAGTTCGAGCGTACCTATTATCCGGTAAAGATACAGGTACGCGGCGGAATTGATAACCTACCACAACCTGACGAGGACACGTTTAATGGGAACAACTGAAGATAAATTATGGGAACAAGTAACAGCAGATGCAGGGGCATTTGACGGAGTAACAACGGAAGCGGGAGCAGAACTTTCTGATCTTATTCGTGGCGCCGGTCAACTTGAGGCGGAAATTTCCGGTAAAGAGGAAGAGCTAAAAAGGCTCAAAAAGGACCATGACAAGCTGGTCTTCGACCTCATCCCCGGACGTATGAATGAGATGGGCATGTCAAAAGTGGAAGTGGACGGAAATTCCGTAACGCTCTCTACTTTTGTCAGTGCGAGGATGCCAAAGGATCCAGCCGAGAAAGCGATTGCGCTCAACCATCTTCGTGACCAAGGGTTTTCTGACTTCATTAAGAATGAGGTTCAGGTCTCTTTTGGAATTAACGAAGACGAGAAAGCGCAGCAGTTGCAGCAGGATTTGGATGATAGAGGACATCAAACCACCAGCCGCGTTTGGGTCGAACCGCAAACGCTGAAAAAGCTTATCCGCGAAGACATGGAAAATGGTCATAAGATCGACGGTGAAATTTTCAACACATACCTTGGAACAATAGCGAAGATTAAAGGAGCAAAGTAATGGCTAAAGCCAACGGGAAAGAACTCACAGAGCTTGAAAAAGCTTTTGAAGAGGACATGAATCTGGGATTTGAAGAGGTCTCTGCGACCAATTTGCAGATCCCTTTTCTGCGGATCATCCAGGCACTCAGCCCACAAGTTAAGAAAACGGATGGCGAGTACATCGAAGGCGCGTCTCAGGGCGACATCTTCAATACGGTTACTCGCAAACGCTGGGGCGACGAGGGGGTTGTCGTCATTCCCACTTATTTCCAAATGAAGTTTTTGGAATTCGTACCACGCACACAGGGCGGTGGTTTTATTGGCGAACTCAGCGCCGCCAGTGAAGAGGTGCGTACCGCTATCCGTGACAAAGACACGGGCATGGAGTTGCTGGAGAACGGCAACGAGTTGGTCCGCACGGCCCAGCACTATGTCAAGCTCGTCCATGATGATGGCACTTTAGAAAGCGCCATCATCGACATGAAGAAGACGCAATTGAAGCGGTCTCGGATCTGGATGAGCATGATGACCATGCAGAAGCGCAACGGTAAAACGTTGCCTAGCTTCGCCAAGACTTATCGCCTGAAGAGCGTTGAAGACGGCAATGACAAGGGCAGCTGGTACTCGTGGAGCGTCAGCGTTGAGGGCGACATCGGTGAAATCAACACCTATCAGGAATGCAAGGATTTCCACAAAAGCGTTTCGTCCGGAGAACTGCAACTAGCGCCTCCCCCACCAGAGGCGTTAGGGGACTCCGCCGAAGACTTGCCATTCTGAATAGGTCTTCCCCCGCTCCGGCGGGGGTTTTTTTAACTTAGTGTCTTCTATCACTCGATTCCTTGCTTTGTTTGCCGGATGTGAAAACGGCCATGGCCAAACCAAGGTTCTAAAATCGCAACGCCACGGGAAACAGGAGGCGAAGTACCGTACTGTCCGTGAGCCGTTGACAGAAGACCTCGTTCAGCAGCACTTCGACGGCAAAATAGGTATTGCCAGCATTCCTATCGACGAGTCCAGCTGCTGCCGGTTTGGTGCGCTGGACATCGACGACTACAACCTTGACCTGGTTGTTCTGAAACGAAAGGTTGGGCGCCTCAAGCTGCCTTTGGTCATGTGCCGGTCGAAATCTGGAGGTGCTCACCTCTATCTTTTTCTATCAGAAAGTGTCGCTGCGGTCGAAGTACGCGACAAATTGTCGGAGTTCGCTTCCGCCTTGGGCTGTGGCGATTGTGAGATTTTTCCTAAGCAGGAGGAAATTCTGGCAGAGCGTGGCGATTTAGGGAACTTTTTGAACCTGCCTTACTTCAATGAAAAACACACTACGCGCTACGCTCTTAAAGACGATGGCGACAGCCTGACGCTCGAAGAGTTCCTAGACCTTGCGGACAGTATGGAAATGTCTTTAGAGGAATTACGGAAGTTTAAGCTCAGCAACAATGATGACCTGTTGCCCAATGGTCCGCCGTGTCTGCAACAACTCTCAGAATTTGGCATTCCGGAAGGTGGACGCAACATTGTCATGTTCAACGTGGGGACCTATCTGAAAAAGGCACTTCCGGACACTTGGGAAATCGCCATGGAGAAGCACAATCAAGACCATTCCAACCCGGCGTTGCCAGCGAAGGAAGTTGCCACGCTGCAGGAGCAGCTCAAAAGTAAGGATTACCATTATCAGTGCAAAACGGAGCCGCTTCAGTCTCACTGCAACCGCTCCCTGTGCCGTGCGCGAAAGTTTGGGATCAGTCGAAACCAAGCATTTCCGGCACTTGGTGGCCTTACGGTGGTGGAAAGCGAGCCGCCCGTGTGGTTCATGGACGTAGACGGTTCTCGTTTGGAGATTGGGACCAAGCAACTCCAGATCCAGATCGAATTCCAGCGAGCGTGCATGGACCAGATTTTCAAGATGCCAGCACGTATGAAGGACGCGGAGTGGCGTGATTTGGTAGACAGCCTAATGGACAACGCGACACGCATTACGGTGCCTGAAGAGCTGACTCGCAAAGGTCAGTTCAACGAATTACTAGAAACTTTCTGCACGGGGCGGCTGCAGGCTCGAAGCGAAGAGGAGCTTTTGACCGGCAAGCCGTGGACAGACGGGGGTTTCACTTTCTTTAAGCTGGGGGCGCTACAGGACTTTCTGAAACGCAACGGGTTCACTCAGTACACGCGTGGTCAGATCACTGAGCGCCTCAAGGAGATGAACAGCGGAGAAGACGCCAGAAAGGAATACAAATTCAAGGATAACAAAGGGGAGTGGGCCAAGGTCCGTGTTTGGTTTATTCCTAAAATCCAGCGTGGAGACGTGGAATTACCAGATGTCACCTTTGAAAAAGATGACGATGTACCTTTTTGAGGTGACAGAAAACGCTAAAAAGGCTTGACGAACATTAATCTGTGGGGAAAGAAATATGATTTACCGCTATGGAATTTTTCTATGTCTAGTCAGTTTCGGGCTAACCGTCCACGGCTACGACAACTTTTTAACACCTGACATCGACGAGGGTGCGATTGGGTCGGGTTACGACAACTTCATGACGCCTGATGTTGACGAGGGTGCGATTGGGTCGGGTTACGACAACTTCATGACGCCTGACATCGACGAGGGTGCGATTGGCTCGGGTTACAACAATTCCATAACGCCCAGTATTTATGAGGGTGTGATTGGTCGGGAAGCGCCATGATCAAAACAATCCTTGGACCTCCTGGCTGCGGCAAGACGCAGACCAACTCTAACTTGATCCGCAACTGCATTGAGGATGGGATCGACCCAGACCGGATTGCTTGCGTGTCTTTTACAC